GCCAACGAACGGGCATGGAATCAAGGCGCCGAGGAAGTCACTGATGGGCAAGTTGATTCCGATGCAGAAGTCAGGGCCATTGGAGACTGGTATAGGCAGAAAGTGGCAGAGTCTCAGGCTGGCAGTACAACAGATATAGAGACAGATATAAATGGAGATAGCTGGGAGAATGACCAGACAACTGAAGTCCGAGGACAAGCCTCTATCCCTTTCAATCCGACCGGTGATGGTATACAAGATGCAGCAAATTATGGCAACCAGGCCACCAAATGGTTCGCTGAACAATTCGTGCCAAGCTTGAACCGTCAGGCTATGAAGGAGGCCGACGAAATAGGAGAATCCGGCAAATTCCACCTAAAGCGTTTCGTGGGTGAAGTGCCAGAACTTGGAGACGCCTCAGCAGCATTCGAGCACTATGTAGACAAAATAACTTAAAAGCGATTATTTTTAACAGGCCAAGTAATATGCATGCCGAATGCTAAGAGAAAAATAAAGCCGTAAACAAAAATAATTGAACCCATAGAATCACCCCTTAGATTTAATGTATCCGTTATCAATTAGCCATTCTTCGGTCATCGGCGTAGGCGTGTAGACCTCCCACATTCGGCCGCGAGCGCAGGCGTTCAAGGCCTTTACTGTCATATGTGGAGTATGGCCAGCCCATAAAGCCTCCTGCTCCCAAGGCAACGGAGATTTGTCGTAAGTCGAAGCAGCTATTGCTCTCCATACACCAGGGATATCTTCCTCGTTATGGATGATTGCAAGCATTGTGTTATCAATAGTTCCAGCCATACAGTCTTGTGCTGCATGCCAGCCTTCATGACGAATCACAGTAATCGCAACATGCGGATACTGAGCGTAGTATTTATTTAAGAAGAAATTATTCGTTGGAGTGTGATATGAACCACGGGTGCCATCTGGAAAATATTTCTCATCGGCGATGTATACACCCACTCCACTCATGTTCAAGGCTAGAACCAACTCGTCGAATTCAGCTCTAGTGCCCTTGTCCTCGAATGTTGTGAAATGACCGGCCAAGTCAGAAGAGCTTCCTATTCTGTCGACTCCATCAGTGCATTCCTTGAGCAGCATGCACCCAAGTGAATGATATGTTTTCCATGCTTTTATTTCGGGATCCGAAGCAAGCGCAGGACTGCTAAAACATAGGGCTGCAAAAAGAGCAGCTAATAATTTTTTCATTTGTCTTGTACGTCTTCAAAACAGCTGGGATCTGTACCTTTCGCAATCGTTAGCCAAATATTTATTCGTGTCCGAGTTGGAATATCGGAATCACTTAAATCATGGGTTAACCAATGAAAATCCTTGCAACTAAGAATAGGAGGAGAGGTTGTAGCAATGGTAGTCGATAAAAGGAAGCCAAGCATTTTATTTCCCAGTACAAATAAATGACTATTATTAAGCTCAGTTGACCTAACTATAGGAATGGCAGAAGCTGTAGCGCATGAGCCAATAAAGGGGGCAAACGAAGAGCCCAAGAAGAAAGGGCTAATCGAAAACCTCAAAGAAAAGCTAAACGATAAGGATGAACAGTTTGAATATATAAGCGTTCTTGTCAGGCTATTAGTGGTGGTCTGGAGTGGTGGGATTGTAACCCTTAACTATATCCAGATACCTGGACTAACTAATGGTGAAAAACAGGACATCACTTTTCCTGCGAGTCTGCTCGCGGGCGGATTAGCCAGTTTTGGATTAGAAAAATCTGGCAGCAAAAAGGGTGATGGAACTTTTCAAGTCGAAGAGAAAGATAAGCCCATGACCAAGACGGAAATGGAAGCTGCAATGGCTGCCCAGAGCGGTGCGTATCAAACAATCAGGATTGAAACTCCGATTAAGATTCTCGGAGCACAAGTTGTTGACCAGAACCCACCAGCAGAATCATGACAGACCCACTATCTCTTGATGCAACCCAAGAAACCAAGCTTGTTGTTCAAGCACTAAAGATTGAACGGCTGGAGGAAAAACAAGAGGAGCTCCGTGAGCGACTTAAAGCTGTTGAGAAATGGGTCATTTCTGCAGCTGCAGTGATCGCAGCAGGAGTTACTCTGATCGGTTTCGCTACTAATATCTCTAAGGCTTATTTGTGATTTAGATAGCATGAAGTAAATAACCATTGCATCAAGAACATGAAGTGGATGCTTGGGGCATTATTGCTCTTGGCTGCGGGGCCAGTACAAGCCGATATAACTCATCGACTCTCAACATCAACTCAGCTCTCTGTTGATGGCGCGGCTACTCAGGCTCAGCGTATTGGGAGCACTTATTCCGTGTCCGGCAATAACATCAGAGTAAGTGCGGCAAATAACTCCGTGTTCGGCGGATTAACGGCTGGTTCAGCAACAGCCGCACCGACAATGAAAGTCGGAACCTACGACCAAAATGTTTCGGGCAGCGCCTTTAGTTTTAGTGAGTCATACACTCAAGGGGACGGCATCCCTGCTATCGGCTCAGGCGTAGATGTCGCTGGCGGAGTTGTTGCTGATATGCCGGCTTTCGGTGTGGTGACCACGCAAAGTGGTGGCGTGGCAGGTACGTTGGCGGGCACGATAAATACGGCTGGACTTGTTACGGTTGTAGCAGGCGGGGCTGGCACAACGGCTACAGGCCAGTTCGTCTCCGAAGTAACTATCAGATGACTAATGCTGCTCCTGCTAAACATCATTGCCATTTTCTTGATCTTGGTTCTGCTTGGCTACTTACTTAGAGTCATCTACGAAAACTCTCACCCCAATCACCCGCAGTGAGAAGGTTCCTCCTATTTATTTTTCTTCTGGTAACTCCAGCTCAGGCAGTTCCTATTGTGCCCAATTTTTCCCAGGGGCAAATGACCTCAAGGACAGAGCAAACAACAAACGTTACTGAGAATATAGTTTCAATAGACTATGCGACAGGTTGGCAATATTCTGTTACAGGTACAAACGTACAGCCCTCTGGCGGGTCATTGAGTCCCTCTGCAGTTAGTCAATCAACCCAAAGCAATAATGGTGTCAACTCTACATGGACTGGACTCAATATTTCACAAAAACCAAACTGGTCAATAGTCAATCCAGGCGCCGCATTCCAGTTCACAGAAACTTACTCTGGTCCCGGACTTTCACAAGTTACACGAATAGAAAGAACCACCGCAATAGAATCAATCACAGAGACAACTTCTGTCTTCCAGCAATAATTCTCTCAATCCTTGCGCTATTACCCCAACCTGCACGCGCTAATGGTGATGTTGGCGGTGTCTCTGCCACCGCTAATCCTGTTGCCACTTCTTCTGGGTCCGTCACTAATCAGGCAATCCAAGTATTACAAGGCCCCTATATCAACAATTCCTATGGAGATGGTGTCTCCTGCCAGGGCCCAACGCTAAACATCACGCCGTATGCAACTCGAGCCTTAAGTTATTCACTTCCCTATGAGGCCTATTACAATTCGCCTGTCTATTCAACACTAGATGCTGATGATGATGGAATGGTAGATGAGCCTGGGGAAATCCTTTACAACGTCCCAACTAGAACGGGGCAGAAGGATTCTCACTCGTGGAGTGCTGGCCTGAGTGCAACCGTTAGCTTCCCACTAGATGGTGGCCTGCAAAGACGATGTAAAGAGGCTGCAGATGCACAGACTAATTTGAAGAAACAAATCCTAGCCAATAAGAGGCTTGATTTCGAAATGGCGCGACTGAAGCATTGCGGAGCAGCGATGAAGTCGGGCGTTATGTTTCATCCACGCAGCCCTTATCGAGGCGTGTGTTCTGACATTGTTTTAGTCAATCCTCCGAACACCTTGCCTAAGCACAAGCATCAGATCACTTCTTCCGCAGACTCCGCTGCTCCTCCCGCTTCTGTGCAGTCGAAAGAGTCTTTGTCTTCCCTCGAATCGCCGCAATCTTCTTCACTAGCTTCTTCACCGTCGGCTTTATTAACTTCAGAAGATAATCACCAAGGGGCTTTGCTAGGACCGCCGCTGTCGTTGCCAATACGGCAATAGTCGTAGTAGTGACTACAACCGGAATCTCCGGCAGCTGATTATTAATAATCTCCACAACTGGAAGCCGTTCTTCGATTGCAACGCACTTGCCGTTTTGAAGTTCGTAGCGAATGATGATTGCCGACTGGCTCTTGTTCTTGGAACCAATGGGCAGCGATCCCGGCAATGGGCATGGGAGTACGGGAGGGACAGCGGCTCCAGGTATCTCTGGCTTGTCTGGCGGTGGGTCCTCCGTATCCTTGGCAGGATTAATTTTCGGGACTGGCGCAGGGGATGAGAAAATTAAATCCTCAGGGCTGTATATCAGCGGATCAAAGAACGGCATGCTGCCGTCGCAAAATATCTGAACACCTCTAGGGTCGTCATCACGAAGAATCTTGGATCGGTTGGACTCTTTATGTGCCCTGACACAACCGGGAATTTCGATGACCGGTGTCCCAATAATCAACGTTACGGGCGGGGCTTCTGGTAACGCATTGAATGGAGATGTCGTCCAATCATCAATAGCAGGGATATCGATACTTGATATCCCGACATCAATCGCTCCTATCTCTGGAATAGTCGGCATAACCGCATGGCGCTAATCAGAGAGACGTCAGAGCCTCTTCAAGACTTGCCTCTTCAATATCGACCAACGAACCCTTCGACCTGCGAATGATTCTGAGCGCTTCTAAGTCCTTCTCTTTCTTCCCACCGTCATATACCCAGGCATACCCTTCATCAATCATTAATTCGTTGAGGGACACTCCTTGTTCGTCAATGTAGAGCCAGCCCAGAACGCGACCATACTTACCCACCCCACCATCAAGTTGAGTGCGAATGAACAGCTGAGCAGCACCGCTAGCAGCAGGTTCCAATTTCGTCGTGAGCCATTCGGTCGCGTCAATGCCAAGGACTTTCTCCTCTAGGTCTCGTGTTCGTTTCTCTGGAGTGTCGACACCAGCGACGCGCACACGCTCAGTCTTGGTAATGCCAAATCCCAGGTCAAACTCGCAGTCCAACGTGTCACCATCAACGATCTTGACGACCTTCCTCACCCTGTAATTCCAGCAGCTCATTCTGCTAGGAGGCTCTAGAGCTCCCATCAGAATGAAAACGGCTGCTCAGGTATGAACGAATTAGCGGGCGCCGATGACTCCCCCGTCTTTTCACCGCCTATAGAAGGGATGGCAGGACCAGTCATTGAGGGTAATGGTGGCAATGGCGGAATCGCCATCGCGTCCCCGATAAGCCCAGGCAGTGCGCCAGTGACCTGCTCCATGACGTAGGACTTCGCCTTGTCCTGATTAACAGGATTAGTGACATAGAAATACAGGTAAATTCCTGCACCTGCTATACCTCCTGAGATTAACAGCGAGAGTACAGCTATACCGTCTAGAACTTTACGCATAACCTTCATGCATGTATTCAGCCCCACTTAGAGCAGAGCTGAACATGATCGCAATAAGTCTAATCAGAAGACGTATTTAGCGCCGAGCTTACCGCCGTAGGAATTGTCGTCGTCGCCTGTGATGAAGCTCAGCTCACCATAGCCAGAGAGTTTCTCGGTAATAGCAATAGAACCACCGGTCTTGCCGCTGAATTCTGTTTCATTATCGATGCCATCTACAGCCACTAAGCTTGGCCCAGCCTGGATATAAAAAGCTCCACGATCGCTCGCAGCTTCAAATCCCACATGAAAATCTGTGGTGGCAGCTTTGTAATCAGAACCAACCCAACCTGAATTGACTTCTGTGTTCAGGTAAACGTCAGCCATAGCAGCCTGGCCTGTGGCCGCAAAAGCTAGTGCTATAAGAATTGAATTAATCTTGCTCATTGATCTCCGTCAAGGAGTTTAAACATCACCAATACTAGTGCAAATAAATCGATAATTTCTTACGTAGAGACAGCTATTTGATTGGATTATGAGTATTTAATGATTGATTAATACCCTTAACTAACTGGATGGGCTTACATAAGTAACATATCTCTGCATCGGTAGGCTTGCACTACAGAGGAAAGGGCATTAAGTTCCGGCCAGTTGCAGAAGCAGATTGCCTCCAACACCGTTTCGGGTGGAACTAGTAGGCCAAACGGAAATGCCTCAATGCGTTGCCCTCGCTGCGATGGAGAACGAATACACGCAATTCCCTGCCCTCTCAACAATGGCAGAGGACCATTGCGGAATCGCGCTCGTTGAGCGTGTTCTGAAGAACCACAAGGAGGCTTGGACCCCCTTGAATCATCCCACGATGACACTAAATATTAGGGCTGATCATATCTCGATCGAAAGATTGCGGAATGATCAGAAAGACATGGTCTTCAGTGTTCAATCACTAAGCAATATCCATCCTGCCATTATGCGAGTGGCAACAGGTAGCAGTCTCCCGGAAGATGTCTTCTATGTCAGACCACCATGCAAGACATATCAAGACGGCAATAGCGAGCCATATGCATGGAGCGCTGAACAGTACGAGCATCAACTCGCAGAGGCACGGTGCTCAGCATTGGATTATCTAAATAAAATCGAAGACGGAGTATCGACAGAGCATGCAGGCGGAGTTCTTATTAGTAGCTACCTTCAGAATGCTGTCATTACCGGAAGCCTTCGTGCATGGATCGACATGCTTGACAAGAGGTCAGGACCCTATGAATCGTTTGAGATTAAATTACTTATAGACATGATTGGCACTCATGTCCAACGCTGGGCCCCAGAGACATTTCACTGGTGGGACAGTCACCGAAAATTCTATTGCTTAGAGGTTGCTTAACATGGATCGAGACCAGCTAAGTCCTGAAGATGCTTTTGGCGCCTTCAATATCACCATTACATCACCATCAACATTTGGATGCCTTGACACTCCCGTCGAACCAGCTAGTCACAAGCATTTACTGGATTTATTACTAGCAGCACACGCCAATATCAGTACCGTCTACGACGCATTATGTATGAATAATGACTACTTGGTATTACTTGGCAAGATTGAAGTCCTCGAACAACTGTCTGACGTTGTAACCGTCGAATTCCAACACACTCATTCCGATGACCCGAGCTAGTCGATTCGAGTTGCTGGGAAAATTCTTCCCAGAGCTAACAGACAAAGACACGAGCGACAAGGACAAACAAGTCGCAGCCAAGATGGGCACTTTGGCCTGTGAGCTGATCCTCGTCGACCAAATAAAAATGTTCGATAAAGGTCTTAAGAGCTACGGAGCGGGTGCATTATGCGTGCGCTGTCATGACAAAAAGCAGGAGTGCGAATACCTGCCCATAGAGTTGCTCGAGGATGACATGACCAAAGCTCAGGAAGCAGGCGATTCTATAATTTACGACCTTTTAAAAGATGGCATAGAAACGATTAGAGATACCAACCTAGAGAAGAAGGCCGTGCTGATGCTCGTAGATAACTTTCGAATTGCTTTTTATCCAGTGACGCGAGATTACCCAGCAAGAGACATACAAGCGATGCTCGAGGAGTTCGCATAAGTAATGCACCTGAAAAGTTCCGATAATCCTAGTCAGGAGTTTTGTACTCCGTCAGGAGAATGGTATTGCGTTTTCAGGTCAATCGTTTATGACTCTTGGCTGCTCTGGCACGATGCACTTCCAGAGAGCCTGGAACAACGGGCTTTATTGAAGCAAGATCAATTTGACATGATTAAATTGCTAGGCAAGAAGTTGGATTTGTTTCATCGATCACTACCTGACTACAAACAGAGGGCAGATTCGCCCTTCACGGTTTCATGCTGGTGGGATCCAACTCACGAAGATGAAGAGTGGAATTCAGGAAGAAGCTGCCTCTTTTCGATAGAAGGCTATACAAGCGAAGATCTTATTGGCTTCTTGCCCAAGCGCAAGGGGACAAGGCTCAATCCATTAGGGATAAAAGCTATCTCAACCCGTTTCGTTGAGGCCTCAGTGCCTCCACTGAAAAAGGAAGATCCTACTTCCCTAATTCAGGAGAGTCTTCCTCTTTCTGTGGAGGAGATGTCCGTGTTGTCTTGATTAACTCTTTAGGATCTTTCTCGAATAGTTCATCAGTCTCTGGATCTCTATATCCATGCTCTTGGCTGTAAGAAGCCCTCATTCGATCCAGCTCAGCCCTCGCTCCAAATACACCACTGCCTTCTTCCTTGAAGAACCTAGCCTTCTCCTTCGCGATCTTATTTCGTTCCCTGAGAACAGTTAGTCCTCTACGAGAATCCAAGAACTTGCGGCCACCGGTACTCCCGCCATAGTCTTGAGCATGGCGAGCTTGATTGTAAAACCTGGATTTATATTTTTCTACGAGCTTGTCAGCCTTACGAGAGCTGTCATTAGAGGCTTTTATACCGTTATAAAAACGACTTTGCTTGTATCTTCTATCCATCTCTCCATCTTAGTTGCAGTTACATTTACCAAATGAATAAACGAGTCGACCGCGTAGATCTTGCCCCGCCAGAAGAGGTTGTATTGGCGGCACGTTCGGTTCTTGGTGCGATTGATTTAGATCCCTATAGCACTCCTGAAATAAATAGGCTGGTCACCGCTGCCAGAATCTATGACCGGGATGTTGAGGATCTAGATGATGTCATTGCTAAGCATTGGGAGGCGCCGGGTGAACGAAGAGTTTTTGTTGCACCTCCCGTTGGCGCTGCCTGTACCCGTCGATTAATCAATAAGACTCTTCGAGAATACAGGCGAGGATCAGTCAGAGAAGCTCTTCTGTGGCTCGCCCACAACGAGACGATTATCAAGGCTCCATGGGTTTGGGACTTCCCAATGTGCATACCATTCAGGCGATTGAAACCCGTGTGGTGGGATGATGAACTTGAAGTTTTCCGCAATGTTCAGCCGTCGGATTGGTCGGCTATATGCTATTTACCACCGACAGAATCAAGCAATGAATACCATGCCAAGCTGTCCAGGTTTCATACTGTCTTCAATCCGTTTGGTCGAGTAGTCGTCAACGAAATGAGTGGTGAAGGTGATTGGGAGGCTTCCTACAAAGCAATGATGAAGCGTTCCTACAACTACAGGGAGTAAACCTTGTCAGGCAAAACACGCTACGACCTGATTCCATGGGCAGCCATCGGAGAGATAGCTGATGTACTGGCTTATGGAGCAGATAAATATCAGGCCAACAATTGGTGCAGAGGCACAGAATGGTCACGATATTTCGCCGCGTTATGTCGCCATGTTTTTAGTTGGTGGCGGGGAGAAGATAAAGACCCAGAGACAGGCTTCTCACATTTGGCTCATGCTGGCTGCTGTCTTATTTTCATGATGGAATTCCAACGCAATAAATGGGGAACGGATGATCGATTCACAGGGCCGGATAACGAGCCATTCACTAAGCATGATGGCCGGACATTATCGTCTCTGCCATAGCCTCATACCCAGCAAGCAGCTCTGATGGTTCGTCGCCCTCGAATTCAATCGTGATAGTTCGATAAGTTCTGCCCGTGCTAGTCACATGTAATCTCTGCGTCAGAGTTCCATTAAGACACTCAACAACATTGGCTAATTGGCTTAAAGCGATGATCGCATCTGTACGAGATTCAATTGTCATTCACTTAGCGCGAAGGGCCAAACTGATCATTAATGGCACTGATCCGCTGAGTGAGATCTGAAAGCTGATCATTGATCTGAGCATTCAGATTAGCTCTCTCTTGAGATCTGGGGGCTTGCGGCATTCCAAAAGCTTCTTGAGTGCGGAACTGTTGTTGCTCTGCTTGGCGACGACCCTCTATTTGTGCCATCTCCTGGAACGCAGCCTGCACTTCCTCGCGGCGTATCAACGTGGGAACTGCCTGCTCAAGTACTCCAATTCGTTGAGCAATATTCTTCTGGCGTGAATAGACAGAAAGGCCGTGACTTGAGACAACGCCAATTGTTGCGGCGATAGCCCCTGCAATAAATCCTTCTAACAAGATTTTGTGATTAGCTATTCAGTAATGTAACCACTTCTACGCAACGCCAAGAACTCTCCTGACATACCTAGAGCCTGCCTCTTCCATACCTACCGGCCAGTTAGTGCCTTGGACGTCAAATGCAACGCCAGGAGTGTGTTCGTAATGATGTGAATACTGGGAATGCTTGCCGACAGGTTGACCTGCGGGATAATATTCAGAGAATTCAATACCTGCCTTTCGGAGCCTAGCGACCGCTCTATTGCATTCCTCTACTGTTGCACATGCAAAATGATCGTGATAGTTAGCTCCAGCATGATCTGCTCGATAATTAGGATGTCCCTTAATCCCTGTAAAATCTTCGATAAAATTAATCCCCTGCGTAGAAGCAGGTTCTAGTCGTCGTTCAATTTTCGGCTTAGATGTAAGTGCTTGCCCTGACGTCCCAGCCAGTGCATTGCTGATCGCGTTAATCCGAGCGTCCTTGATACGACTTTGAATAGAACTAGATACGTCAGACCCAGGAAAAGTGGCGCTTAACGCACCTCCTAAATCCCCCATCGCAACATCACCTGTTGAAGCATGAGCGGCGCCAGGCAGGCTCATCGGAGTCATCCCCTTGAGATAACTCTTTGGTGGGGTGTATTCCATTCGGCCAGGGAAAGGAATATCCCCTCCATGAGTCACGCTCCACGCCCTAGGGCCTTGGTTATTAAGAAGCTCGCGTGCCACCCTAGCGTTCACGACAGGGTCTCTTAAGTCTTCATTGCTGTTCAATCCCCATCGTCTAAGCCGCTCAGGGCCCATCGCCCCCATCATGTTGATCTGGAAAAGTCCATAGCTCAAATCGCCAGTTCCCACATTGTCGTTGAGAACATCTGGTCGCCAACCCGATTCACGTCGCGAAACCTCTAGACCCCAAGGAATGTATTCATTTTCCCAGCCAGCCTGCTTTAAAACACCGACCATCTGATCGCGTGTTAATGATTTAATTGACATTAATTACTCTTCTGATTCAAGGACTATTTCGTCCATGTCTAATTCCATTGTGGCAGTTTCTACCATTGACTTCATGTAGTCATTAGCTTCTTCTGCGCTCGGAATATATCCGAATATTTTAACCAAGTCTGTAAGGTTTTCAGGCGTAAACATAGTCGCCCCTTCGTCCAGCTTGAAGGCGAATCCCGCGTGCCTGCATGTCGCTAAAAAAATCTGCTTCTGCCTGAACCGAGCCTCCCAACAACTTAAGAGAGCGTTGAACAATTCCTCCCTCGAAAGCGACTGCGCTTCCTGAGCTATGGCCCTTAACAGGTACTCCTGCTCTATCGTCAATTCCTCTTCCATCTGATCCTCCATTTAAAGACCCCCAGTCAGATAATTCGCTACTAGATCGAATCCATTCTTCAATTCTGGCCGCCCTCCTTGAGCAATAAAATATTTTCTCCTTGAACCAATTCTGCCAGTCTTTAGCCGAACCTTTGTCCGAGTTGCACCTCCTGCATGCAGGGACAAGATTGGAACGCATGCTGCTTCCGGCATAAGATCGCGGTCTTACATGATCAAGCGTCAACGTAACCACATTTGAGCTGGCTCCACAGTATGCGCAGCAATGGGACCATTCAGACATAATCGACTGTCTGAATAGCCTTTTTGCTGAACCGGAGGACAATGCAATGAGATTGAAAACATAGCAATCCGAAGACTCCAGCGTCATAAATGAAGCGACGTTGCTTCAATTTAAGTGGACTTTTATAGGGTCAAATGTCATTAAACTTTATTCTCAACTAGGATAGAAAGCTTGCAAGGCGCATCAGAGGGCGTACAGTGCGTGCGCATTCACGAACGCCAGTGGAGACAACACCCGCAGCCCTCGAGACCTATACGTTCTTGGTCCGACAGGATTACAAGAAGTACTACACAGAAATTCAGGCTGCTAACTGCTACGAGGCGGGGAGACTGGTCAAAGCCCAATTCGGCCCACGCTGCCTCCTGATCAGGCAAGGGCTCGCTCAGGAGGAATCATGAATGCGAAGCTGCTCGCAATCGACAAAGTTTGCCGCCGCACAAGCCTTGGCAAGTCTGCGATCTACAACAGGATCAAGGTCGGCGCCTTCCCCCGCCCCAAGAAACTTGAAGGAATCAGAAGAGTGGCATGGCTTGAATCAGACATAAACGACTGGATCAAGTCCCAGATAGATTAAACACGCTCTTCAAGCCAGTCGTCAAAGGCTTCTAGGCCGTTCTCAACCAGTAAAGCGCCCCATCGCTCCATGAGATCGATACGCTCTTCAAGGAAAACTGCCCTGTCATAAGCCTGTCGCACTGAGCGATTGCTCTGAGAAGTGCCCGGCTTATGAGCAAGTTGTATGTCGATGATGTGGTACGGCACATTTAATTGTTCTTGGCCGATCGTCGCCGCCATCGCCCGAATTCCATGAGAGACAAGCTTCCCTTCGTATCCCATATCCTTGAGCAGTCGATTGGGGGCGGATCGATTGATATGAGGATCCTTGTTTCCGGTCGAAATACCGTAATCCCCGCATCGAGGAAAAACATAATCACTATGTGGATTTAACTCACGCAATCTGAGCAATACATGGACCAATGGATCAGAGATAGGAACCAAGTGATCAGCACTTAATCCTGACTTTTTGACCCTTTCCAAGGGGATAGTCCACATCTGTTTCTCGATATCAATCTCTTCCCAACGTGCTGGAATAAGTGCGCCAACTCTTTGAAACGTTAAAAGAATGACCTTAAGACTATTGACAATAGTCCAGTTGCGATTCAATTCATTCCTGGATAATTGAACTAGAAACTTAGGCAATTCCTCGAAACTAAGCATTGGAGAATGTCGAACTGCCCTTTTAATATTCAAGTCACCACAATTCCTGGCAGGGTTTAATTTCTCTTGCATATATTCTCTATCCATCGCAAATGTAAGGATTTGCTCGAGTATCTTAAAATTTTTCTTTGCTTGAACTACAGCACCTCGAGAGTCAATATTCTCCTTATATTCAATACACTCAGCCCTAGTAATCGACCCTATTTGTTGCTCTCCAAAGACAGGGCATAATTGATTGTGCACGCGATTCTTGTAATCCTTCATAGTGGTTTCCGCTAATCTCTTCACGGCGCTCGCTATCCATTTGTCGGCCACTATGGAAAATTTCGCCGTACCGTCCACTGATATTCCATTTCTTGATTTAACTTTTGGGTCTGGATCTTCTCCTGCTCGACGACGGACTTCCATTCTGTCTCGAATCTCACGGGCCTCTTTCAATCTGATCTGCCCCGGCGCTTTTCCATAAGTGCCTAGATGGAAATTGCGCCGAGCTCCATGGAACCGATACTGCCAAACAATATATTTTGAACCATTAGGTTGCACCTTCACAAACATGCTCTTACCAAGAGAACGCACGTAAAGCTGAGGCTCAGGAGGAAGGGAAGCAACTTCCCTGTCTGTCATTGCGGCCATTGCAGTTCGGATAGCTGGATAGACGCTACCGCTCCTAAGCGCCAAGTCGAGCTAATTTTGAGCGACATTGGGCGAATATGACCGTCTTCCTGCCAGACATTGGGGAAAATTCCAGCGAACTCCAGTGGACTCCAGTGGAAATTAAACTGGACCGATATCGCCTGAATTAACTGCTACGACACAGGCTTCAGTCCCCAGCGAACGTTGGTGGACGCTAATGGGGGAAAGTTGCAACGGAGAGGGTGTCCTTTGTTTCA